ACCCCCCACCCACGCGTCACCATTTATGGTGGCGCGGAGCCGTAGGCTCGAGGACCGTGTGGATTTGAAGGAGCTTGCTCCTAGTCCGCGGTTACACGCTTGGGACGGGCATTTGCCCTTAATGCCCTGTACATTTTAAACAAACTGACATCTTTATTTTTTAACATGCATCAAGTTAGTTAGAGTAATTTCGTTATTTTTAGAGCTGTGTCAGCACTCGAAGTGTATGGGGCCTCCCTTGTTAAAACTCGTGCCGTTTGATGAACAATTTTAAACCTCTTTTTAGGTTTAATTGTTCACTCGGCTCATTGGATTTTATATTACAATGAGCAGTGGACTTTTAAACTATACAAACGATAACAAAGGCAAGACGTATAACAAGATTCACCCAACAGATTTTAGGTTGGGCGGGACGTATTCCGTAGCTGCTCGTGCGATTCGCGAGCGTGAGGAGTACATGAAGGATAATTATGGGAGTGATTACTGGCTTCTCAAAGATCTTAATACAGTATCAGATTTATATGAACTGGATGATGATATTGAGGAACCCGTGGTACCCCAGGCTCTTTTTGAAAGAGCGGCATCTTCTTATATCTGGAATAAGGTACGATCTGGCGATGTAACGCCAGAGGTCCTGAAACGATTGGAAGTTGTTGTAGCAGCGTATGCTGCATTGTCTGAGTGTAATTCCACTAAGCAATTTGTGGCGACCTTATTTTTGATTTTGCGTACTGAGTACCGTGATGCTATTACGGAAGGAGTATGCAAGGCCATCCTTAGGTATTTGTCACTTTCCGCGGAGGAAGGAATTACGGCCCAAAGTGAAGATGCTACGCCAAGTTGGTTGGATAGCCTTCGCACTGCTGGGGATAACTGGCAATTAGCCCTTCGTAATCCGTGTGCCGATAAGGTACAGGATTTATTAACTATGTTAGTAACAATGGGCGTTTGTGGACCTATAAATCTCAAATTTGGGAATTTAACATTGTTTGCTATTGAAGCACGCAAAGAACAGGTTCACGCCACCAGTATGATAGATGCTACTTTTAGAACGTTACAGTTTTTGGCAGAAAGTGGATATGCTGCTTATGCAACAGGTTCATTTATGCCATTTCTGTTTACTCACAGTGCAGCAGTCAGATTGGACAAAGAATATCTTGAATTATTGGATTTGTGTGAATACGCATTACCAGGAAATTTAGAGAGATTTACGGACATTAGTCCACATGATTTTGACTACAGGATGGAAAAATGTATTAGTGATACTACGTTAATGTATGAGACTATTACATCACCTCCTGAAAAGCGATTGATTTTGTCCAGATTGCAGAACTTGAGAGCGAAACATAGTGCTTATCGTCAAACAAAAGTTACGGGAGGATTGAGAGTCCGTCCGTATGCTATGTTTGTTACAGGTGGTAGTGGGTTAGGAAAATCGGATGTTACCGATATTCTGTATAAGACCTGCGCTGCGTACAATAAAGTCGACGCACATGACGACAAGGTTTGTACGTATAATTCTTCGGATAAATATATGTCAAATTATAAATCGTATATGACGGTTGTGAAATTTGACGACTTTGCGAACTCCACATCCGAGTTCGTAGAGGGGAATCCTGCCATGATGTTGATTAAGATTATCAACAATATTCGTGAGTCTGCCGTGATGGCGGATTTGGCAGATAAGGGTAAAGTTTCTATTGAACCCATGTTTGTCACTGTTACGAGTAATGTTATGGATTTGGATGCCCATATTTATTCCAATTGCCCTGCTTCGGTATTAAGACGAGGGGACGTTCACGTTGTTCCCCGTGTGAAACCACAATTCCGGAAGGAAGGTTCTAGTGCACTCGATTCTGCGAAAGCTAATGCTTTCTACACAGTTGATGGGGTGGTACAGCAGCCGGATATTCCAGATTTGTGGGATTGTGATGTATACCAAGCCGTGGTACAAGAACGCAAAACTAAGACTTTGACTGGTTCTGGTCAGTTTAATAAGGAGAACGAACAATGTATATTTGTTCCCATTGAACATAACGGAGTTAAGTTATTAAATGTTCCGCTTATTAAAGTAGTTGAATATTGTCTGGAAGACACTAAGAAACATTTTGCTGAGCAGGCGGAAATAGTTAAGCGTGGCGGTACAGGGAAAACTTTACCGTATTGCGAGGAGTGTAGGAAACCCACGCAATTGTGTAGATGTGTAACTGCACAGGGTTTGGACGACCTTTGCAAGAGAGTTACATGTTTATCGCGCCGTGAATGGAAGCGGCGGATGGTAAAGAATGATATTCAATTGACATGGAGCAGTTTAACAAATAAACATGCCTCACAGTGTGGCAAGTGGATATCGGGATGGTTGTCCGATCAGGTGGACGACACACTTACGTTGGCATCATACCAAATTTATGCTTTGTCCCATAAGCATTCTGATGCGCTGTTGCGAACAGTAAGTAAATTCGAAAACAGTAAGTTTTTGAAGTGGACGACATATGTCCCTGAGAGTTTCAAAAATAATCCCATAATATGGAGTTTTATGATGGAAACTCGCGTGAATACAATCACAGACGAATTAAATTTTGAATTTAGGCGTCGATGGTTGCGTTTACGTAATTGGTCGTCTTTTTGCTGCAAAACTGCAGCGTGGTATTATATGACAGGAGATTTGAGAATACCCATGATATTAGCCCTTTTACAATTTATTTACGAGTGTTTTGTTTACGGTATGCAAAGTCTTTTTGTATATGATACCGCCAGGCACCGCCTGATTGAAGAACATGCAGATGTTCCCGAATTTTTTAGAAGGATTCGCGACAATAATGCTAGGTATCTGATAGGTGGTGTTGCCGCTTGCGCTTCTCTTTACGCATTGTATAAGGTATGGCAAAACATTTCATTTAACTCTAATCAAGGAACTTTGGCTCCTACTACGGTAGCGGATTTGAACCAGAGAGATGAGGAAGTGAATATGTGGAAAGTAGCCAGAGTTGAGAAACCATTACCTTTGGGTAAGGTTACCAATCAAACCCATTTGGAAAATCATGTGGCCAGGT